CTTGTGGGACTTCATCGCCCTCACCAAGAACACCATAGCCATCTGGCGCTTCTGGCATTTCAGCGCGGCGCTTTGCAGCAAGTTCATCTTGCTGACGTTTAAACTCATTTAGCTCTTTGAACTTATTGCCAAGCTCATCATATTTGACGCCGCGCTGCGGATCATAAAACTCCTCAGAAACCCAAGCAGGGCGTGAAGGTGGTTCACTTCTCTGTTGGGAGACGGCGGGAGATTCCGCGCTGTCCAGTCGCAATTCCGCTTGTGCGGGTGCGAGCGAGTTCTGCTGCGTCAGGTCGTCTGTCATGCGGTTGTTCTCTAAGTTCCATTAAGGTTAGAAGTTCGAGCGCGAAACTGCGGCGACCTTCATTTCTTTCCAACGCACCGGCCTCTGATCCAGCCGGAACAACATATTGAAGTGTGCGAAGAAGAAGCTGAGAGAGATATTGAGCGTCTGCATAAAGACCTAAACGCTTCAAACCTTCTCGTTCTTCATCATCTGGAAAAACCATTTTGATCCTTTATTTATTGAGGCATTTGCGCTTCTGGCGGCATTGGTGGTCCACCACCGCCCTGTGGGATTGCAGGTGGCTTAGGCGGCAATGCGCCGACAAGTTTCTGCATTTGCGCAACAGCCGCAGCTTGTTCGTTTGGATCGCGCTGAACCCAAATTGAATTGACACCCATTTTGTTGGCGATGTTCTTCAAGGTCTTCTGACCATCGGTCGCCATCTTCCATTCCTCTGGGAATGAACCAGCGCCGATCTGAGCGAAGCGCGCAAAGAGCGCGACTTCTTCCTGCTCCGCAGAACGGATCGCAGGGTTGTAAGGCAGCATTGCAATTTCATGCTTTTCGCCGCGCACACCTTCAACCGTCACACGATCGACAGCGCCGGATTTCTCAAGCAGATATTGGAATCTTGTAAAGGTGCCAGCGCAAAACTCTTGCCAGAACACAAGACCCGGTGTGCCGATACGACGCTGTGCGAGCGTCATTTCATCAAGCCATTGCGTTGCCGTTGGTGGCGTCTTTCCGTCTTGTTGCGGCCAATCCAAGAAGAACAATTTCTTGACGCGCGCTTCAATCTCATTCGTCATGTAGATCGCAGGATCTAATGGCGGGAATGAATAAAGGTTCTTAATAGCTCCTTCTTCGCCGGGGCGAATAGGATAAGCCATGCCTGACTCGATGCCGTCTTGAATGTTTGTGAATGAACTATCTGGGAAAGAGATTGGTGGAGATAAAGCAAAGTCCACGTTACGGACTTTCATTGCCGCCAGCTCGTCAACGACACGGAGATCGGGCAACGCTTGAACCAAAGGCCCGACCCCCCACGCCCAATCGGGCGTAGCGTTGAAACGCGCAACAACTAACGGACAGGAACCTTTGCCTCTTAAAATTGCTTCGTGGCAAATAAAGCCATCAATGGTAATCGTGTGCTGCCATTTCTCGACGCCGCTATCATCGTAGATGCGCCAGAATCCCCATACAACAACGCACGATTTATTCTCATCACGCTCGCCGCGCTCAACCACCTTTGGCGGGATCTCGACATTGTTTGGGAGAATAGCTTTTAAATATCGATAGCGCGTGTGACGAACGACAAAGCGATCGTCAATACTGCCGTCAGGACCGACATTAATCTCAAGCTCGCGGATAGGAACACACTGAACGACAGGTGGTTTCCATCCATGATCCTGCTCGATCCATAGCGCCACAGTGCCAAGCGCAAGGTCTGGATTAAAAGCCTTGCCGCACTCTGCGTAGAAATTGCTGGCAAGGATCGATTGAAAGATAATCTTGTCGGCGTCAGCCGTGGCCCGCTCGACCATAATCCGCTGATCCAATGGGACGAATGAAGCCGGACGGCGCGTCAACCATTGTTGGGTTTGCGGGAAAAACGTATTGATAATGACTGTTGGAAAGTCGCCAGCCAACTCAAAGCCAAGCGATGTATTGATCTGCGGGATGTCAAACCATTTGCCCTGCGGCTTTGGGCTTGATGAATTTACCGTAATGGCGCGATGAGGCGCTGCAAAGACGTAGCCCTCGCGGAAATCAAACTCAAAGGGAGCTTTTTGTTTGCGCGCATCGGCCAAACGCCGACGCACAGCAATCTGTAGCATCTCTCTATTTCTGACAGGCTCTAGTTGCTCAATAGCAAAAATGTCAGCCATTAGGCCGTCCCGGTCGTGCTATTAATGGCGCCAGAATTAATGGCCGATTGAAGCGGCATAACCGTCTGAGCAGGAGCAACGCCCGACGCGACTGTGCCAAGATTCTGGTTTGCGCCAAGGATTGAATTGGTCGCACCAAACTGGCGAAGCATGTTCCATGTGCCGGATGATACGTCAGCTTGAACCTGACCAACCTGCTTCTGGATTGCAGCCTGTTGCTGCGCGGTCATCTGAGCTTGTTGCTGAGCTTGTTGCGCTGCGGCTTGGTCTGCCTGAGCCTGTTGCTCGGCTTGGAACTGAGCCTGTTGCTGAGCCATCTGTTGCTGCATTTGCTGTTGCATCTGCATCTGCATCATCATCATCATCATCATGCCCATGCCGCCGTCGCCGCCGCCGCCACCGCCCATGAAAAAACCCTCCGACCAAAATTAACTGGCGGGAGGGTATGAAACGCTCAGGCTAAGATCGACGCACTCAACTCTTTAGATGTTCAGCTCCATCTTTAATCAATTCCCAATAAAGCTGGTCAGGCGTGACAACCCACCACCTTTTGAATCCTAATGAATGTTTGACAAATGAAACGCATGTAGCAAAGCCACGAAATACAAATTCTCTGTCTTTGACATTGGCCCTTACAATAGCGCAATCGCCGCCAGATAAGACCTTGGCTATGGGCGCCACACCATTTTCTGTTCCGTGGACGGAAAAGATATGGACCCCTTTAAAGTCAAAATCGACATAGACCCATGTGTTTGTTTCGACCATATAGCGAAACAATGAGACATGTTTAAATTCGCCGGGGGTTAGTTTGCCATACCATGTCGAGGCGTTGCGCCAAAAGGCTATGCACCAATCGTTGCTGCCATTGGTCATGCGTGAATTTTCCTCAAATCCTTGCGGCCTTTTTCCACCCTGACATAGCGAGGCAATGAATTAACGTGAGATCCATTAAGGACTCGGCCATTGCCAAGGAACAAAACCATATATTGCAGACAGTCACAGATGTCTGAATACTTGTCTTTCTCAGGCGTAGGATCTTCGCCAAACATCAGTTTGCGCATTTGATACTTGCCGGACATGCCAGCAACCAATGTAGGACAATTCATGGGATCGACATTAATCCTTGGACCGCCATTGACCAGCTCATTCAAAGCCTGTTCGACGGCCATGATGCGCGTTTCGATATGATTGTTTTTAACTGGCGCTGGCGTGACATTCATGCCATTGGCGCGGAAAACATCATAGGCTGTTCGCTCGTCAGCTTGACCGCGATCTTGGCCCTTTGGATCGCCAGTGAAGCGATACATCGCTCCGGGGAAATGCTGATCGAGGAATCTTTTTAAAGCTGGCGCAAAGGTTGCCGCCCCAACGCCATACATTCTAAATTCGCGTAGGATGTAGAGCCTGTTCCCGATTTCCTGCGCGACAAGAGCAGATGGGCGACGACCAAAATCCAGAGCAACAATGACAGCGTAAGAAGGATTATATTCAAGACCGCGCGGTGAAACATGCGTCTCTCTCCTAAACATTGGCCATACAGGATCGCCGTCAACCACAAATGTTATGCGGTTCATAAGTCGGCTATCAATCCATTGTTTAGATTTTCCCCGGCGTTTTTCAGAATAGAAATGATCTTCTAGCCACCGCGCATTTTCCGCTTCTGGGTTTGGAATATAGTCATTGACGGTCTTGCCATCTGCCGCAAAAACTTCAACCAACGCTGGCGGTTGCACATAATATCCCCAATCGCTTGGCCAGTATGATCGATCTTCTTCTGCTACTTCGTCAGGATAAGGCACCTCTGCCGTCATTTGAACAAGCCAATGATCTTCATTAGGCGCGTTAAGATCGGCTAAGACGCCAGACCATTTAGAGCCACCATCTTTTAACGCAGGATAACGACCTGTGCGACTTTCCGCTTCGTCAAAGATAATCTTCGGAATATATTCAAGCTCGTTAAACCAAACGCCCGTCAACTCTAATGATCTGAGCTTGGCAATGTCTGACTCGTCATCGAGGGCGAGAAAGATAACTTCACATTCAACATCAGCCCATTTCATCACATGGTTCATTGGTTTGCCCCAATTAAATCTCCCATAGAGATTTTCTGGGAACCAATCGAGCCACGTTCTTACGGTTGTGTTTCGTAGAGCTGGATAATTGTTTCGGATGATCGCCCAACGGGATCTTCTGATCCCGTCGAGCGGTGATTTGTTTTGCTCGGCAGCCAACATAGCAATCTTGATACAACTACATGAAGAAGTGCCGCTACCGATAGGACCGCGAATAATAGAGACATGACGACGATCGACAAGATACTCAGACAGAATTTTTCCGTCAGGCTCGTAAATTTTCCGTCCGTATTCATCAATGTCTAACGCCGCCACGCAATCTTCCTTCACAGATATATCTTTTGTGCTTTTCCTCAGTTGGCTTGAGGCGGTCTGCCTCTGCCACGCAATCACCTATGGTTGAATAGCGGCGAATATCCTCGCAGACTTCGCCGCTAGACGACATGAATGTGCAAAGCATCAGCACATAAATCATCCTACTACCCATCCAATAACGACAGCAATCACCTCGTTAATGAAAGGACACTCAGTCGGCCAAGGCGCTGCAACGCCTTTTTTAACTACAGCCATAAGCATCATGCTATCTCCATAAGGTAGTCAGCCACACTCATTTTGAGACTTTCCTTAGACGCTTTAGCAATCAGCATGTCGCGTCTTTCTTGCTCGCCGAACTCAACAACCTTGGCGTCAGACCGTTCCCATGTTGTGAATGTGCCGTCAGGATTTTGGATGATAAACGCCACGCCAACTGGACCAACACCTTCTGCCATCCAGTAGCGCGCGCCACTTACCTTTGTTCCCCATTTCTGAGCATATGAGAAGACAAGCACATTGTTGAACTTGTCTCCCTGCCATGTCTCAAACTCAGGCAACAATTCCTCATACACAACAGTTTGTTCAGCTTCGGCAATGATTGTTGGAATACATTGCCAAGGGTCTGTCTCAACCTTGTTGTAGTAATTGCCGGGAACATACTCGACATTGCCCCAACCAATTGGCGGGTTCATCACAACGATACGCCCGTCTGGGTAATCGTCGCGCCATTCTGCAACGCCAAACGCAGTTCTAATCTGCATGAACCATTTATTTAAAAATGTTCCATCGGCAGCATAGTTTTCCTGCGCCATAGAGTTGTGATTGCTGTCATAGTAGAAATTGGTGGTATAGGGCGCGACCGCCCCATCCTTTGTTGAATACTGGAACTGGCGAAGACCAGAGAAGAAAAACGGCCAGTAGTTTCCGATATAGACTTGCTGCGTCATCGGACTAATACTCAATAATCACAACGCCGCCACGACCAACGTAGCCGCCGCCGCCACCGCCAGAGTTGTTTGCTTCGCCAGCACCACCCGCGCCAGTGCCATAACCAGAGGTAGGAAAAGTGCCGCCAGATGTTCCCAAGAAGGAACTGCCGCCAGCGCCGCCAACAGTTTTTGGGCCATGCGGCGTCGTAACACTTAGTCCCGGCAAACCATTGCCGCCTGACACTGCATCAAGATTGAACATTACTGCGCCGTCAAAGCCATCGGTTTTCACAACACCGCCGTCGCCCGGCTTTGTGAAGCCTTTCTTCTCACTGCCTTGCACATAGCCACTCTCGCCGCCTTTGCCGCCCTCGCAGTAAAGATACGATGATGCTTTACTTGCAAGACGGAAATAACTTTCAGTTCCGTCGCCTAATCCTTTGTAGTTTGAACAGCCAACGCGAACCTTAAACGCATCACCAGCCTTAAACTTGTAGCCGTAGAACATTGCGCGAGAATAAGCACCGCCGCCGCCACCAGCGCCGCCAGAACCTTCATTCGCGTTATTCGACCAGCCGCCACCAGTGCCGCCGCCGCCAACAACCGTCACACGGAAATACTCAACTCCTTCCGGCAACGTCCAATCATAATCCTTTTCGTAATATGTGTTATTTTCAAAAACCCTGCGGTTTAAGAAGCCAACAGCATCGGTCGTGTTGATCACGCCGTTTGCATCGACCTCTAGGCCCTTGCCGATTTGAACAATGCCCGGAGTTGCCGTTGTTGCAAGGCTTGGCGTGACAAGACCATTTGCGTCAACATCCAAACCACCGCCAATTTTAACAAGGCCAAGGTCTGACTTGCTTGTCGTTTTAACGCTGACAACACCCTTTGCATCAACGTCAATGTTGTTGCCAACTTGCACAACGCCAAGTTTTGCTTTGGTCGTGTAACCAATAGCGTCTTGTATTGGGCCAAAAGCAACCGA